TCTACTTGAGCTTTTTCAATAGTCTGATTTTTTATACTATTTTGATCTTCTAGTAATTTACGTCCTGCACGTGCTAGATTATCTTCCCACTCAGGAGACCATGAACTAAATTGATTACCTTTACTTGATTTCTGAACAGCTTTCATTTGTTCAATCTGAGTTTCAGGTTTTAATTTATCAAAGTCTATTCCTTTATTGAAAAGTTTTTGACGTGTAGCTTGTCTAAGGTTTTTCTCTACAAGTAATTTAGCTGCTCTCTCTGCTTTAAGTAGTTTACCACTTTGAATTTTATCTACTTTTTTTAGAATATCATTAGTAGGATTATTTTTTAAACCCTGCTGAAATCTAACTTTACCTATAGCTCTGACAGTTCCTTCAATAGGTACACCTAAACCTACACCTTCACATACAGCTTTTACAGTTTTAAGTGCTGGGTGGTCCGCATCCTTAGTTGTACAAGGGGTATCAATAAAACCAAACCTATCTCTTAATACTTGAAGGCCGTTAGCGTCTTGAGAATACTCTGAAAATAAATCCTGTAATGCACCAATAGAAGCACCTTTAATAATCCAATTGGAACTAGCTACAGTCATTTGAGCAGCTTTTGCGAACATACCTGTACCCTTAGCAACAGCTCCTCCCCATCCAACGATAGGTATAGCCATTGTACCAAAGTGTACACCAGTTCTAATAAAGTTACCCCACCATGTTTTAGTTAGAGGGTTTAAGTCACCACCAAGAGGGTTGAAATCTGGTTCATATTTGCCTTCTTTTTTTATCTCACTGATCATCGAACCTGATGTTATATCAAGTGCACGTTCAGGTAATGTGGCGTAGGAACTTAATGTATCTCTAGTACCACCTACAAAAGCATTTTTTAGTTCTGTAAGGTTTTCTTTAAGTCCAAAATCTTTAGCTTCTTTAGCACCGTGAGGATCTAATAATTCTTCACGACGTTGTTCTGCCTTAGATTCTTCAAGTTCAGCTTGTTTTACTTCCTTTTCTTTTTGTATTCTTTCTTCTTCTTCTATTCTCTCCATTCGGTTAAGATCTTCTCTTACACGCTTTTTGTTATAGAATACATTTTCATCATCAGGCGTACCGAATTCCTGAACATATTCTTCATGTGTAGTAGACATTATAAACTACCTCCAATTGTCTCCCAATTAAACCCAGGATCTAAAATACTAGGCCATGTTATTGGTAGTGGTTTCTCTAAAGAGTCCTTGATTATATCTGGATAAGCTTCTGGATACATATTAAAAAGCATAGTTCTCATTTGATCTTGTCCCTCTTTAGTTTGAAGATCTGTTTCTTTTAGACCAGTTTCTTTTAGGAATTTGGTATAAAACTCATTTATACCTATAGGACCCATCTCCTCTAATACCTTAAGAAAAGGTTCTTCAGCAACACCGAGTCCTTCCATAAAGAATTCTTCAGCACTTATATTTTTAAAAGGTTTATTGATTAAATTATCACCTGATTTTATATTAAATAAAGCCTCAGAGTGTTTTGGATCTATAGTTGTATATAGATTTTCATAAGCCTTACCACCAGCTCCTGTGTGAGCAGGTAATGCTTGTTTTTGGTTTGTTTCTACTTTCAAAGCATTAAGTTGCATAAGCAGTAATTTTGTACTACCACCAGCTTTAGATAATGTAACAAGATTTTCCCATGTTTTATCGTGGAATTTAACCATTATACCTTCTTTATTTTCAAACATATGTGATTCTGGAATCAGTATATGTAAAGGTACATCTGGGTTTTCAGCTTGTAATTTTGCAGCATACTCAACCCGTTCTTTTGTTCCTGAAAAAACAACACTATCAGCTCTACCGTTAGGACTAGCCTTTAACTGATTATGGTGTATATTATTTTGTTTAACTTGTGCACTTATAGAATCAGGTCTTTCTTCTGTATAATAGTCATTGCCTTGAGATTTAAGAATTTTAGCTTCTACTAAGCTTCTAGCTTCGTCTCTTAAATCTGCTGGATTAATATCTTGACCACGTTTTTCTCCTAACAATCTTTCATAAGTCAGTTTATAATCTCTATAAGCTTTTATACCTGACCATCTTTCTTGAATTGTAAGTGGAGAATCTGCTTCATATTCACGCTTTTGCCCTGCTATTGCTCCACCAAAGTAAGTTATTTTTGTTTCTTTCTCACTTCTTGGTAATGCATGTTTCGGTGTATCATGGAAGAAGTCCTTAATACCTTCCTGTTTAAATACTTCAGGTGGTGCACCTGGATAATCTTCTTTATAAAGTTTACCATCATTAGATAAACCTTGATCTGCTTCTATTCTCTCAGTCCATTGCTCTATACTTCTTCCTAAATCTGTAGGCATTTCATTGCGGATTGCTAAAGCTAATTCACTTTGTGTACCATACCCTTTAGAAGCACCGAATTTTGCAAGTTCTTGTACTTGAGTTTCAGACATAGATCCGGTAAGTTCAACATTCTTCCTAGCGGCTTCAAGTATAACTTTTTTACCGTTTTCTCTGGTATCTTTTTTAAACCCGTACTGTGCTCTAGAAACTTCTAATGCTTTATTTATAAAACCACTTTCTTCTAATGCTTTAGCATATACAGTACTAAAAGGTAGTTCCTTTTTTGAACCACGAGTCTTAACCTTACCTAATGGTATACCTGATATTTCAACTACATTTGCCCATGGTTCACCTTTTGCTTGGGCTTTAAGTATCCAGTCAAGCTTACGTATCATAGAATTCTTACGTTTTTCTGCTTCGTCCTTACCTGGCATACCTTCCCAATCACCATCTACTAAATCAGCAAGTTTTTGTGTGGTATAACCTGCACCAAAATGGGCGCCCTTTTTTAATATAGTATGTACTTGTGATGATTCTAGAGAACTAAGTGCTTCTGTATCATGCTTCTCTATTTCTTGTTTCCTTTTAAAAGCTCCTTCATCTGCAACTTTATTTATTACAGGACGTACTTCTGAAAGAATTGTACCATAATCATAAATTTCACCAGGTTGAAATGATTTTAATATTGCACCTGCAGCTTTACCTCTATATATATTATCAAGATATATTCCCCATTCAGGTATTGTTGTAGTTTTAAGTGATGCGTGTAATTTGTCTTTGAATTGAACATAAGTTAAATGTTCCCCTTCTTTAAAAATTCCTGATGCTTCAACTGCAGCTTTTAATTCAGCTGGCATCCTCGCAACTACATCATCTATATTTACTAATGTTGTGCTTAATTCTTTTGGAAAAATCTGTGGTATAGCAGCTATGCGATCAGCTAATATCTGTTGAGAAATAATTTTCTGTTCTATACCACTTGCTTGAACAACCTTTGCAGCTAATATAGGATCTTTAGATTTCAGAACAAAAGCTTTGGTCCACGCATCATAACCAATTTTATCATTTGCTTTATTAAACGCTTCTCTACTCTCAACCCACTCCTTATATTCATTAGGACGCGTGGTCATGTATTCGGTTAAATTAGCAAGACCAGCTTCTTTTTTTTGCTTTTGCCGTAATGCTAAACCTTGTTGAAGTAGAGACTGTGCTCCTAAAGAAAAAGCTTGGAATTGCTCTAAATCATATGCATCGTTTACTTTTTCAACATAAGCATTCTGCTGATCAACTAGAAGTCGATTCTTTTGTTCAATATCAAGATCTTCTAAACCTTCGTCTCTAGTCCTTTTTATATTACCAAGTTCAGTCCGCATGTTCTGTTCTTTAGCAGCAATGATAGGCTGAGAAGCAGCTTGTATATCGAACGGAACAAACGGTTTCGATTCTTTTTTTGGTTGGAATAAGGTAGCACCTGCATTAGCAGTACTGTATTTTAATTTAGATTGTGTCATTCTGAAAAATCAAAGTCTCCGCCAAGTTGCCCATAAGTCGATCCAGCGCTTCCTGCTGCTTGAAGGATATCACCAAATCCAATACCAGTCTTCACTTGTTGAGGTCCAACTTGATTAATTAAATCAGGTCCAGTACCTTGTCCTGGCATTTTCATTGATGGAGCTATAGCAATTTTGGTCCAAGCACTATAATTAGCATTTGCATATTGACTTGCAATACCTGCCATTCTTTGGTCATGAGCCCATCTAGCACTATTCAATGTTTTATCAAATTCAGCTTGGTCTCGACCAAATTCCCCAAGCGAATTAATTAAATCTGCACGTTGCCTAGATTTACTAACATTTGTATCCCCTCTTGCTGCTTGACTACCTTGAACACGTAATAACTCACTGTACATTTTACGTCTATTCAAAGCAGCTTGCTGCATATTTTCGTTTAATTTAAACTGTTCTGCACTCCAAGAACTATTAGCAGCATCACGATTTATTTGTAATTGATCGTCATATAATTGAAGTTTAATACCAAATATTTCTTCAGTACGTTTGTTTTCTCTTTCAATCATTACTCGATCAAACTCTCGTTTATAAGCTTGTTGAGCTGCTTGATTAGCTAATTGCTGCTGTTGTAATTGGTATTGCCTTTCAGCTTCTCTTTTCTGTGCTTTTCTTTGCCGGCTTTTTCCCATCAAATTGCCAACAAACTGTGCGCCTGCAACTATTAAAGCTGGCATTATGTATTACCTCCTTTATACATGACTATAGAATTTGTTGTTATATTTACCTTCCCAAGTCATGCCTAAAAGACTTACTGGTAAAGGAGTATCACCTACAATACTGAATGATATATTTTCATTACGTTGGAAAACTGGTACATCGTGTACACTTTCAGCTGCCATAGTTACATCATTAGCTACATAAGTTTGCGGTTTAATAGCACTTATTGTTTCAGTCCTATCAGGTATTCCAGTTAAATTAACATTATATTTTACTGGACCACTAAGACCAGTTGAAACTTTAATTCTGTGTATTATTAAATCAGATGTATAATCACCTTTACCTTGTTCATCTCCTGGTCTATTATAATATAATTTAGGAAGATCAACAGTCATAGTATAAATATAACCAATGATTAAGTTCTTACCTCTATAATCACCACTGATGTCAACATATTCAGATCCTGCAGATCCTTCAACAGTTGGATATAGTATAGCACCAGTTGATGCCTCAGTTGCACCAAGTGTACCACCAATATAACCACCCAATGCTACAACAGCAAATGTTTTACCTGAATGATGTGTGAACGGTAAGAAAACTCTAGTTTTATCTGTTAATTGATTATATGTTCTATACGGATTAGTAACATACATATCCATACAGACATCAGTTTTCTCACCAGTAGGTAAGGTTAAGAATCCTTCATCACTAGCTTGTCTAAGGTCAAAGGATACAACTGATACATTAGTTCCGTCAGATATAACAGCATAGAATGTACTAGCATCGAAAAACTGATCAATAAGATTACCAGTTAAATCCCATTTATACCATGTAGAAGCTATTCGTTTCTCAGCAGTTTGATAAAAACGATATTGATATAATGTACTTGATCCTGCAGTACCTAGTGATATCATACTCATACCAGGTGAACCTGCTATATTGTCTATAGTAGATGGTATTAGTTCAGGAACGATACCTGATGTATTAAATGCAGTAGGGGGATCAGTTGTACTAATATTAGCTATTTCAAACAGTTTTGCGTATAAAGGTGTTTTAGATATAAATGCTAAAGATGTTCCTAAATTAATAGCTGCAAGATCAGTATCACATTCGTAATCAGATAGAGTATTAATTTTAGCAGATTCTGGACTCAAAATATCAGAATCAGTTGATAATAGGAATTGTTCTGTATCACTAAATAATACTAAACCTGCACTTGTAGTTTTAACATAGTTTAGAAATACTGGTTTAGTTGAGGAAGCTGATATATCAATAGGATCGTCTTCAGCAACTACCATAGCTGATCCTGCCCAGAAATCGTAAAATGATCCTGCTTTACTTAGAACAAGAGTACCTCCAGTCAAAAATCCGAAACGGTTTCTAAAGAAGAACATGTTTCTAATTTTCTGACCTACAAAAGATGGTGTTGGGTTAGTTACTTCATCACCTACATCTCTGTTTTCCCAAGCAATAGCACTATATGTAAATACAATATTACCTGCAGCGTCTTGCTCACTGACCAATTGGTGCGGCATAGTAGCTGGGTCTAATTTATATTTTATCGCTGGTTCGTTTGATTCTACCCAAGCTCCAGATCCTGCAGAGTAATCACTAGCCGATGATACAAATCTAACCCACATATCATCTGCATCTATATTAGTAGTATTAACTATTTTAGTTTTATAATTATGAACACATTGAATAGGTAGAAGACTTATATCTGATATCTGATTAGTGAATGCATATATAGCTCCAGATGATGGACCACCGTTAACCTTAATAGATGTTACAAGTGTTACATGTATGCCAGAACCTACAGCAGTTGCAACACAACTTGCCATTGCCCCACCACCGCCGTTAATAGCTGTGACTAAGTTTGAAACAATAACGGTAGCATCAGCATCACCTGCAGAAGAATCCTCTGCTGTTGTATAACTAACTGTAACACCGTTTATAGTTACCTCATATTTAGAGTTATAAGCAGCTACATTTATTGTAATAAAAGCATCCGTTGATACTGGATCTGTTATATCATCTAGTAAAGCAACTGTTTTATTTTTATTCAATACATATGTAAAATCATTCAGCGTTACTAATTCAATATCATCAGCTGTTGCACCACGTAAATACCCATCATCTAATAACCCAGGTATAAGACAGGCAGTTACTTCTGAATCATAGTTACCTTTAGCAGTTGCCTCAGCTGTTACAGCGTTATCATAATTTGTTTGCGATGTTCCCATTGCAGATGTTGATGTGGTCAACTGTGCATTGGTGTGTGTCGGTTCATTAACTTCAATAAGTTCGAATAATTTTAATCCAGTCGATGCAAGGTGTGGATTTTCTCCTGTCATCTCCTTTCCTTTCTGCCATACTAATTCACTAACTTTAAACTTAGCATCACCGCCACCAGTTGTTATCGTAATAACTTCATCTATTTTATAACCAGTTGTAGTAGTTAAAGCACCGCCAGATTTAACAATTGATGTTGTTGACACAGTAACTACAATAGCAGCTCCTCCTCCACTTCCTAAAGAAGCATCAGCAATTGTTATAGTTTCACCGTCGTAATACGCATTACCACCATTAACCAGTGTAACTGTTGGAGTACCGTCTTGTGCAACTGTAATATCAAACCTTGCACCTGAACCGACTCTATTTGATGTACCTGTTACATCTGTATAATTTCCTTGTACTCTGCTAGCATCTACTGTACCATTGTGCGTGAACGTTGCTACAGCATATGTTTCAGATGGCGTAGCTTCAGGCTCAACAGTACTAGAAGTATTTGTTGCAATATCAACTACTAATCCTGTACCTGATCCTGCAGATGTTGTAGCATAACCTAGTTGCACTACCCTAAGTCTTGCGTTACCTCCGCCTCCTGTTACAGTTATCTCATCTCCGAGTGTATAATTATTACCAGGTGCGTTTACAACGGCTGCTGTAATTGCTCCTGCAGATGTAGTTGTATTAACAGTTAAAGCGGTTCCCCCTCCTGTTGTTGCTACACCTGTTCCGTTACTATATCCACTACCACCTACTGTTACTGCTAATTTATAAACCGATCCTGTAACTATTTTATCAACTATAATTTTACCACCTGTACCACCGGCGACAGTTAATTCATCACCTACTTTATATCCTTGACCTATTGCATTAATAGTAACAGTTGCAAGAGCACCTGCAGTTACAGTGGTTGTGAGTGTTAATCCAGACCCTGAACCGCCAGATGTTGCAGCTGCAGCTACTGCTGAATAACCTGACCCAGCTGCACTGATGTGTATTTGATTAGCAGGTCCAACACCTATACCAGCTCCATAACTAGATCCGGCTACAGTACGTTCTAACTTATAAACAGGTGCAGATATAACATTATCTGATACGCTAATGGTATCTCCATTTTTCTTAATAGTGTATGAATCATTTGTTTTTCGTTGTGCAATACCGGAAACTAAAGATTCAGTTATTGTACCGATACCAGTATCATAATCGTTTGACGTTTCGAATAGAGAAGATTTAGTGTCACCTTGACCGTCATTAGCTTCACTAAATGATGCTTGTGAAGTATTTAATGAGGTTGTGTTATCCGACGTATCTTGTATAGCATTATTATATGCAGTAAGATCTGTTTGTAAATTTGTATAATTACAACCAGATGGTACACCATCAAAACCAGCAGTACCCATCTCAACTTTTCTAGGGTTGCCGTCTATTATACTCCATATTCTAAAAGTATCGTCAGCATATTGTCCTACATATTTCTCATTCTCATCTCTAAGTATAGAAAACCATTTCCCATAATTACCTACTGATGCTACTGTAATAGTAATAGCAGGAGCTCCGCCACTACCTAAAGCAGAATCAGCGATAGTTAATGTATCACCTTTTAAATAACCTTTACCACCAGAAGATAGAGACAGAATAAGATCAACTGCAGTATATCTTTCTGAAACAGTTAAAACAACCGATGCAGCACCACCACTTCCTAGGGAACCATCAGCTATTGTAATTGTCTCACCTATAGCATAACCAGCTCCACCTGTGAAACCAGCTCTATTATCTAATGTAACGGTAGGTCTACCATCACTGTCTACTACAACTTTTAAATCACATCCTGTACCAGATGCACTACCACCCGCGTTATTAACATAATATGTACCTGCAGTTCTATTAGTAGCGCTAGTTCCATTGTGTGTGAAAGCTTTTACTTCATTTACTGCAACAGCGTGTATATTAAATGTAGCACCACTACCAGATCCACCAGTAGCAGGGACAGAAATATATCTATTAACAGTTCTACTTGCATGTCCTGTACCGTTGTGTGTAGCAGTAGCTATGGTTTTATCGATATTCTCAGCATTATATAAATTGCTGATGAATTTACCACCAGGTCTTTTCAACATACCCAAAGCGTAATCTGGGTACGTATTTACAGCATCTTTTAATTGGGTGTCTATCTTTTTCTTATCAGGTTGTTGTGATATTCCATTTAAAAATGTTGGAACATTATGTTTAATCGTACTCATCTTTGCAAAGCAGCGTAAGGTTGATAACCGACATGATAGTTTTCTTCATCTTTCCAACCAAAGATGGAGTAATCTCCTTGTTTTGTTTCTTGTTCTAATGCTGCAGATCTTGTGATAATTTCATTTTCTTGTAATAATGCATATAAAGTTTGATCTCCAATCATTCTTATTGCACACAATCTAGCAGCTTTAGCAGTTATATATGCTTGAACAGCTGGTGGTACTTCAGTGAAATCCCAATACCAAATAACATCACAAATCAATTCACGTGGATCAGTTCCATCTTTCCATTCATAGGTATGGTTATACTTATCATATAACTTACCATTACGTCTTACAGGATTGAAATCATCAAAGTGTTGATCATTGTGTGTATCTATTGATAAAGCATTTTCTGGATATTCAATCTCAAAAGTAATAGAGTCTGCTGTTAATGCATAATGTCTTTCTGTATTGAAATGCCACCCCTCCGACTGTACAGTTTTGTTCACTTCTCTAAGTGTATTTAAAACTATACCTACTTCAGGATTTTGTAGATCC